GTCCTCATATGTTAAATGCAATCCTTTACAGCCATGCGCAATATTACACTTCTTTGCGACCTCATTCATCTGAATGCGCCGAAATTCATAAACATCACGCCCATGATAGAACCACTCCCTAAGAGCTCCATCAATATTCATCATGCTTTGTTCCGCGTTAGAAACGGCAGATGATTTTAAAACGGCATGTAGAGACTTGAAAATGGACATTTCGTCTAAAGCACCAGTCCATAAATTTAACCTCTCATTCCAAATATTCCTTCTCTTTAAGAAATCGGCTTCACTATCCAACATGTACTTAGTCGGAACCGACTCTTTATCGGGCATAGTAAACTTCATATCATGATGGGACAGGAATTGGGCAAGAGAAATATGGTTGAAATAATCATGACCAACCCTCACCGAACTCTTTGCATCATCACCATAAGTCATCAAACTACACACAGTCCGGAAGGATGGTGCATGTTGATGAGGACATAAAGCGAAATATCCGCACCTAAAAAGAAGGCAATTGACTATGGAGTTGATATATACTGTAAGATTCTGACCAGATGGATTAGAACCAAACAGCTGAATCAAATCTCCATTAAAAGCAGTAACAGAGTAACAAACATCAGTAGCCAAACCACTCATGACTCTCATGTCGTCTTCTGTAAAATTGCCAGATTCTCTTGCCAATCGACAGAGAATATCAAATGCAGCAAACATCAATTGTGCTGGCATGCGTAAATCATACTTGCTGTAATCACCAGCAAGAATTCTATCTTCCCCATATTTCTTCATATGATTTACCAACGTATCCCACTCCGGTCCGTGCGCATTTACTCCAACCGCACATTCGGATACCAAGGGAAATATTGAAAGAAAACGGGCTGTAGATAGAAAATACTTTCGAATCAATAGTTGTAAAGCTATTGGAGCACTCTGAAAAACACGTACTTTCTCACTAGATATTTTAGTTGGCTCATCCTTCAAACAAGCTTTAAAAATGGGATAACAACGTTCCCCAGAGATATATGTTCTCTCCATTCTCTCAGCCTCATTCCAAAACTTACTATCAAGCTCAACAGGATAACTAAAATCCTTATGTTCTGCAGGATCAAGATTAGTTAGGAAATTACTCTTGGGGCCTGACATGGGAAAGCCCACAGAAGTATTGGCAGGCATCTTATCAATAAAGCGCTTACCATCAATTCCACATACTACCTCCATGGGAGTCAATTTGCGAATATCATTTCGCAGATATTCCCTAGTCCTGACAAG